AGAATGAAAGAAACCAGAAAAGCATTCTTAAAAGGTGAAAAGTTAAAATCATGTGATAGGTGTTTTCACCTAGAAGAAACTTCTGATGGGTCCTATAGACAAAGAATTAATAAAGAACATTGGGATAAAATTCATTACGTAAATGAAACACAAGAAGATGGTACGTTAAATATTATGAATTTACACCTATGGGATTTACGTATATCAAATTTTTGTAATTTCAGATGTAGAAGTTGCGGTTTAGGGTTGAGTTCTTCATGGTATGCAGATTCTAAAGCATTAGGTGAAAAAGTAAATAAAGCATTGATAAACATTAATGATAAAGCATCATTTATGGATATGCTTGAACCTCATTATAAGTGTGTAGATGAAATTTACTTTGCTGGAGGAGAACCTTTAGTTATGCCTGAACATTATCAAATATTAGATAAATTATTAGAGTTAGGCAGAACTGACGTTAATATAAGATACTCTACTAATTTTTCTAAACTTACCTTTAAAGGTAAACATATTTTTGACTATTGGAAACATTTTCCTAATTTAGAACTTTACATCAGTATTGATGGAGTAGGTAAGATTGGTGAATATGTAAGAAAAGGTTTTGATGATACTTTATTTTATAACAATATTATGTCCTATAAAAACTCAGGATTAAAAGCTAAAGATTACGGTTATGCAGTTACTTATGGAGCTTTAAATTATTTACATCTTTTTGATATGGTGTTAGATTTCGTAGAAAGAGATTTTGTAGACACTACTATGTTTAAAGGAAGTAGAACTTTATTTTTTAGCCCTATCGATTACCCTACACATTACGATTCAGTATTTTTACCGGATAAGTATAAAGTACTATTTAGACAAAGATTAGAGGGCTTTCAAGCCGAATTATTGAAAAAAGGTGTTAGTAAACTTTTTGCTAAA